TCTCCGATGGGAGCGGCGGTGAAGAGGTAGTCGCCGGTGATGATTTGATCGGCGCATTTGACCTGGCATTCGAGTCCTCGGAGGAAGGTGTACTCGATGGTGGTGAAGTCGGTGCCGTAGCAGTCCCATCGCTGGGCTTGCTGAGGTGTCCATTCAAGCTCTGGATCGGAGCTGAATGTTATGGCGTGCGGTGGCACCGCCCGGTAAACCGCGCCGCACTCAAGCATGATGGTGCAGCCCCACATCCGACCTGGGATGGATACTAGGCCGAACCAGACGCAGGGGATAAATGCTGCCCCGGATAATCCGAGGAAGGATGTTTCGACGAAGCAGTACTGATGGTGAGGCAATTGGCCTGCTTGTGAGTAGATCATGGTTTCTCCGTAAGCGATTTGATGTATCGGTTCCTCTCAGCCGGTTTGGCGTCGATGATGTACTGCAAAGCTCCGCAAGCATTCACGCTCGCAGTGTGTTCCCAGTCCTCTTTGTTGTCGTAGTACTCATGCCATCGCTCGCTGGGTGCGACGACGATTTGCTCGGTTCGCTTGTGGCGAAACACGAATGCGGCAGGGCCGATGGGTACAATCATCTTCCCTCCAACCATTTTTCGAGGTCGTTCAACTCGTTCACTTTGGCTTCGAGTTCTTTGATTCGGTCGTTTAGACGATTGAGTTCCATCACAATGCCCCGTGGACGCATGTCGCTTAGGAACTTACCTTCTGGAGTCTTGATGCTGAATCCGTTCAAAGGAGGCATTCGTCGCAACACGATGTGGGTGTAGCGTTTCACCGATTTACCTCCTTCAGTATGAAGTAAGCCGAACCAGCAATCACAAGTGCAAGCCACAGTTCTGGATGTCGCTTGTGGAACTCCAGTTCTTCTTTCATGTACCCCAACCATTCCTTGAATCTCACAGCTTCCCCTCCTTCCCAATCTTAGCGTCGTCCCAGCCCTGCAATAGGTTGTCCATTCGGGTGGTTCTCATGCTCGGATATGGAGGGTTGATGAATGCGTACATCGCGTTGCCAGCTAGTTCCAGTTGGCGGATGTGTTCGTTGTAGTACTTCCGTTCTCCCTCCAGCTTGTCCCACAGAGCGCGGAGACGGTTTTCGAGTTGGGTGACGTGCTGCTTAAGAGCCTCGTTCTCCTTCGCCATGTCTCCGATGGATTTGCACAAGCGTTCGTGCGCTTCGTATTCGGGGTTCATCTCTTGTTCTCCTTTGCTCGCTGCCATGCGTTGGCCAGCAACCGATAGTTTGAGTCGGAAATAGCACCGTCCTTCAGCCACTCAAGCAGTTCGTCACCAGTACTCTTCATCAGCTTGATCCGATCTTGCAGGTACTCGACCAGCTCCTTCAGCTCGTTCACATCGGATTGAAGCTCGCGGATCTTTGTGGCCTGTGCGTCGGCAAACCATTGCTCCTTCATAATCCGAAGCACTTCTTTGGCTGCATCAGTAGCGGGTATGGATTCATTGACCGTGAACCCACCATCCAGATCGACCCGCATGATCTGCGTCGTTGGGTTGGATATCGGGTGGCTGTTGGTTGAAAAGTAGATTGGTTCGCTCATTTGCACTCCTTCCATTTGAATTGAGGTTTCCCGTTCTTGTCGGCCACCCATTCGGCATGACCTGCTAGAACTGCCTGTTGCTGCATTTGATCAGTCCCGTTATCGAACCCTTTAATCAAACACATCGTAACCAAAACCACGAACAACAGCGTGCATGGAATTACTAGCGAGTATTGCCAGTGTTTGTCGTTCACGGCTTGGCCTCCTTCTCTTCCCACAGCAGCAGATCGGCGCGGAGAGCGTCGTTCTCGGATTCGAGTTGCTTGATCCGATCCTCCAGTTTTCGCACCTGAAAGGCGATTGCGCGGAGTTCGCGTGGATGGTTGCAATCGGGAGACTCCGCTAGGAAAAGGATTCGTTGTTCTTCTTCTGTAAGTTTGTGCGCTTTGGATTGATCATCGTTTTCCAGTTCTTTGGAACAATCGTCAGGAATCACGAAGTATTCCTTCTGTTCCCAATTCCATGTTGGGACGTACAGAATTTCCAACAACGGTTCCATTGATCTTGTAGGTCGAGTTCCGACCTTCTTTCCGTTTGCGTATGCAATCATCACGTTTGCAGCGTTCAGCACTTCTTGTTTTGTCATTTCGTCTCCTTTGCTTTTGCCCACAGTTTAGCGGATTGTTCAGTAGCGTACGGCTCCATGATGTCTCCTGCTGCCGTGAGCGTTTTGATTCTGTCGTTTGCTTGGTTCAGTTCGTTCTTAAGTTTTACAACAACATGATGCGTGTGCTTCATGTTCACTTCGTTTTCCAGCTCAATGATTCGCTTTTGAGCTTCGACCAATTGATCGAAAAGGCTTTTGCTGTTTTGATTTGTCACGGCTTGGCCTCCTTGGCTTTGTCGATTGTTTCGCGCGCACTTTGCGATGCGTACAGCCACTCACCTTCTTTCCACCAGTCGTTGTAGCAGTCACGCCAAGCAAGACCCCTACTCAATAGCCAGTTCAATCGCTGCGAATCTTTTTCCAAAATATTCAATAGCCAGTTCAATCGCTGCGAATCTTTTTCCAAAAGCTTGATGCGATCTTTGGCTGCTTTCAGATCCCATTGAGTGGCGATCAGTTCATGTTCAATATCAGTCACGGCTTTGCCTCCTTAATAATTAAAAGAATTCCCATATAAATTATCCAAACGGCTCCAATAGGTATCAGCCAAAACAGCCGAAAGACCATTCCAAAGTCATACTGCCCGCTGGAACGGTATGGCCTGAACATGATGCACAGCAGGATTACGGTGATGAGTGCTGGCACGATCCACGATTTGATTGTGATGCTCACGGTTTGTCCTCCTTGGCTTTGTTCCATTTTGAAACAGTGTGCTGCACTGCATCCAACCGCTCATCGCGCAGCCATGCCTCCATCTTATCTCCCGCCTCCTCCAGCCGACGGATGCGGTCCTGCTGCTTCAGGAATGCGTGAACCAATTCACCCAGCACAAACAGAGTTGGTGCGCCTCCCTGGATTTCAAACGATCCGTCTGAGCGGATCCTCAGAAGCTCAGCGTTTGGTTTTGCGTCGTTCCATTTGATAAGTGTTGCGTTGCTCATGTTGTTTGTGTCGCTCACAGCTTGGCCTCCTTGGCTTCTGTCCAAATTCTCACTCGGGCCGCATATTCAAAGGGGCAGATTGCTTCATCCCCACCCTCCTCCAGCCGCTTGATGCGTTCCAGAAGCCTCGGCACCTCGCGCATGATGACGACACGTTGAGACTCGCCAAGCTGTCCACCAAGCATCGTTGAAATAGCGTTCGCATCCCACTCGCGCTCCACGGCCATCGCGGAGTCCTTCCAGTCCTCCAGCCGCTTGATGCGCTCTTGAAGCCGCAGGTTTGCTTCATCCAACAATTGCTGCTGCCGGATGATTGCGTTAGCCGCGTTGAGTTCGCGTTCGATCATCCTGATCCGCATCCCCAGATCGGCCACGTTGTGCGGAGTCGAGTCTGATATTGGGGTGTCGCTCATTTACACTCCTTCCATTTGAACTGCGGTTTACCGCTCGCGTCGTTTGTGTAGTAGGCGGCTCCTGCGAGGATGGCTTCTTTTCTCAGTGCCGTGTCACCTCTGGTGAATCCTAAGATAATTCCGATGATGAACATGCTCACAGCAACTGCGCCTGTGAGTTTTGCTAAAGTGTCGTCGCTCATTTGCCCTCCCTCGCTTTGAGCATCGCGTCGGCGTATTCATAGGCAGATCGGGAAACCAATTCCCCATCCTTCTTGCTACTGGCCGGAACGCTCGCGTCCGAGATGATTCCCTGCAACGCAGCCGCCGCGAAGTAGTCTCTGACAGTGATACCAGATCTCGAACCGTAATGGGTCATGCAAGGTTGACCGTCTTGATAGAATCCATGCGTTGTCGCGGTTGCAGCAGTTGGAAACGCCGGTCCTCCGTCGTTGATTGTTCCTCCTTTGATTGGAAAGTTTCCGATTCCCATGTCCTCGCTTCGGAAAAATACGTTTGGGTTTGGTTGGTTGCTCATTTGGTTTCCTGTCTCTTTAGATATTCTGCAATTGCCTCATCTGCTACGTATTGCAGTTTGTATCCTCTCTTTGCTGCGTATTCCTTCAATCTCCGATGCGTGTCGTCTGACACGACGAAGACTTTCGATGTTGGTCGTTTGGGTTTTGGTTTGTTCATTTTATTCGCTCGTAATCGCTTCGTGAATGACCTTGAAATGCTCGGCAAAAATGCCGTCTCGAATAGCCAGCGCGATCTGGCGATGCTCCTTCTGCGTACCCTTCGCACACCGCTGCTCGAAGTAATGAATCCATGAGCGGATGTTTCCAGTCATGTACAGCGTTGTTTGTGTGCAGAGCGGAAGAACCATGCGAGCGGTTTCTCGGCTCACACCCTCTTGCAGGAGCGAGCGGTACGTCTTGAACGCAAGATCGACAGACTTGGCAACCGCGTCGTAAGCCCAGTCTTGATCGAAAGTGTCGCCACTTCCCTGGCGGTTGACTCGATCCTGAGTGCGAAGTTCGACCGGCTCCGGCGAATCACTCGGCGCATACCGTTGTGAAAATTCTTGGAAGCAGAACGAGCGATGACGAATAATCTGAGCGGAGATGGCGCGGCTGGTCTGAATCTCGACCGTCATGCTGGCCTGCTCGAAAATGCTCCAATGGCCGTTCTTGATGCAGTAGGCCAGTAACTTCGGAGCGGTGAGCAGACTCATCTGGTTCGACGGATTGCTGACTCGCGCTGCGAACGTGATGAAGTCGGATGCGGTCATGTTACCGTCGCCGACAAGTGGTTTTGTGATTGCTGCGATTTTGACTTTCATGGATGCGAATTGAATTCTTAGGTTTGAGCGTTAACTAGGAATGCGCTCCCCTCCCCCCGTCTTCCTTAGTTTAGAACGGCTTTTCTTCGTCAGACTCAGGAGCAGTCGGCGCAGGAGCTGCCTTCATGTTCTTGATGCGATACGCCTTCTTCTTCTCTCCATTCGATTCGTACTCTTCAGCACGGACAGTGATGGCCAACTCTAAGCCAATCATTGAGCGCAGGAAGTTGGCGTAGCTACCCTTCTTACCAAGGAAGTCCACCTCGGTTCCGTCCGGTACGTTGTGGTTGGTGGCGGCAACAAGCTGATTCACGCGGAACCAGACATTCTCCTGGTTGATGAAACGGTCAGCGATGCTCGATCCGTCCTCGGTTGCGAATGTCACCTTGCAGACCTCACGGCCCTTTGCATCGAGCGTTTCCTCGACCTTCATCACGGTGACGGTGTACTCGCCCTCGGCGTTGATGTAGCTGCCCCCGGCGTCTTTTCGATTAACTTTGAACATATTGTTTTAGGGATTTGGATTGTGGTCTAACTCTCGGATTTATTCAGCACCCATTTCGGGCATGAAAGTGTTTGCGTTGCTGTCGGATAGGCTGGCCAACTGTCCAGTGCGCGGCACTCGTGGAGCATTGAGATGGCTTTACGCCTCAGATTCTCACCGGCCTGAAGCCATTCGATGTCCAGCTTGTAGATACCGACGGCGTACGGCGCTTTGCGTTCGACGGCCACGAAGATGAAGTTCTCCGCTCCGGTCATCGCCAGATAGTGCGCGGCTTGAATGTGGTAGCCGAACGTGGTGACGGTCCTTGAGAACGCTTCAGCCGAAGCATCGTCGGTCGTTTTCACGTCCACCAGCGTGTCGTTATCGACCCACAGATCGGGACGCGCTTTCAGAGGTAGGCCAGTCTCCTCATCTTGAGCGAAGACTGATGCCTCGATCTTGTGCGGCAGGTTGATGATGTCCCAGAACGGATGGCGGCGGACGCTGTTCGCGACACCCTGGACATCGATGTCCTCGGCATGAGTCAGGTGGATGCGTGACTTGTGCTGCTCCTTCCACGCTTTGCCTTCCTTCGTACGACCGTCGATGTCCGGTGGGACAACGGCGACAACCTGCGAGTACAGTTGCGGTTCAAGGACAGCGGTGTGAATCGCCGTGCCAAGCTGCATAGCCTTCGTCGGCTCCTGATGCTCCTCCAGCGCGGCTTTGTAGTGCGCCGGTGACTTGAGGATCTTGGTCATCATCGACTTTGAGAGAGCGTCAACGGCGTGATACTTCTCCGCTGGCATGTCGAAATTAACGTGGCGGTTTAGAATGCTCATTCGAGTGTAGGAGCTGAAAATGCCTTAGCCTTGGAGATGAAACCGTCGGCGTCGCTGATGATCATGTTGGCCACCTTGGTCGAGACATCGCGGAAGTTCTGACCTTCCTTGATGAGGTTCTTCGAGAGCAGGAACGCATTGGCGATGTCGCTGTGCGGTTCGAGGATTTGCTCCAGCTTGTCTACAAGCGAGAAGGTTGATTCCGGCGTCACATTGACCGTCTGGCGCGTCGGAGTGGGTTGGGCGGGTGCTGACGGCGTAACAGAGAAGTCGGCCACCTCCTCCGGCGTGTATCGGCCTTGCGTGATTCGCGGATCGAGCATGC